CTCCCCGACAGGTCAACCCGCCCCTACGCCAACAGCAGGGGGTGTTCCGACCCCTCCCCCAGTCCTTCCTACCCCTACGACTGGCCCTGCTCCTACCCCGGCTATCCCGACTACCCCCATCCCGGTCAATCCCTCCAAGTTGCCCTCCGTCCGGGTCATGGCTGGGGAACACGCCAAGGCGGTAATCGACGCCCTGGAAACCATCCCCGCCAGCCAGCGAGGCATCACCTTCTCCATCGACAAGGCTGGCCCCAAGGGTGGCGCAAAGACCGTCATCTGGGGTAAGCCGACGGCAGCTGAGATTGATGCCTTGTCCCGTATCGAGGGTCTGCCCGATACCGTCCGTCAGAATATCGTCCAGATCGCCACGACGATGGCTGAAGGCGGTGAGCGTCCTGTCTTCCGGGCTACATACGCCAACGTCTTCTCCCGCAACAAGTCGCCCTACAATGCGGAGCGAGCCTTCATCGGTAAGGACTTCCAGTTCGTCTCCGAGCGTAACTTCGTCCCTCTGTACTTCGAGACCAACACGCTGTTCGTCCGTGAGAAGGACGGCAAGACCATCTCCCCCTCCGAGTTCGGCGCTTTGTCCGAGACCAAGAAGGGTGAGTACAAGCCGATGGAAAACCTGAACGTCAAGGTGTTCAATCTCGATGCGTTCCAGGCCAACAAGAACATCCTGTTCAATGAGGGTGTCCGACTGTACAGCCAGGAGGGTTCGTTCTCCTATCTGAAGGATATCAATGGCAACGAACTCAGTCCTGCGTTCCTACGCCAGTTGTTCCGTGACGACACGGAGTTCTTCACCTTGGCTAACACCTGGCTACAGCACTACAACAGCGGTGGCCCTATCGACCCGACGGCCTTGACCGCCCAGCCCCATACCATCGTCGAGCCTTCCGCTATCGTGCTTGGTAACGGCGACCGTGCCTTGGGTGAAGCCCGACTGACAGCCCTCCGTGCCGTCTTCGGAATGGAAGTCCGCAAGGGCAAGGTGATGGTCAACCCCTCCACGCTTGGCGAAGGTGTCAAGACCGGCCTGTCCACCCGTGGTCTTGCGTTCCCGTTTGAGAACCTCAACCCGACCACACTTGGAGCGATGGTCGATACCGGCGCACGATCCACGATGTCGCAGGAAGCCACCAGCCGTGGTCAGTTCAATATGGCTCCTGGTTCCTGGGAACTCCGTTCTGCCGACTTCGCCCAGAAGTTTGCCGGGGATAAGTCCGGGTTTAACAAAATCCAGATGTGGACTCTGCCCAATATCCCGAACACCCACATCATCGAGACATCCAGCCCGGGTTCCAAGTGGAACACCTATAAGATTTTGGTCGATGGCATGGAGGTTCCTACTGGCGCTACAAACCTAGCAGATGCCAAGAAGGCAGCCGCAGACTCTATCCTCAAGGCACAGGATATGATTGATGCCCGTGCATACGCCGAGAAGGTTATGAAGCAGGAAGCTGCTCGTCGTGCCAAGGAACAGGCTACCGAGGAAGCCAAGCAGAAGCGTACCGAGCAGGAACGCACCAAGGCTGAAACAGCCCTGCTCAAGGAGGTCAAGGGACAGGACGCTGCTTGGTTCGCCCAGGCCGAGAAGATGGCGAAGTTGGAGGCTGACCTCATCGCCCAACACGAAGCCGAGGTCGCCAAGGCCACAGCCGAGTCCCAGAAGAAGGCTCAGGAAATCGAGCGTCGCTTGCAGGATATCCAGACCGAGCGTAACCGCATCAACGAGCAACTGAAGCAGGACATCATCGCCCGGAGCGAAGCCAAGTTGAAGCAAGCCGGTATCGAGAACGAAGCCCGTACCACCGAGGTGGATGTCGAGTCCAAGCGTCGTTCCGAGCAACTGCGCCAGGATATCGAGGCTCGTTCCGCACAGCGAGCCAAGGACGACATTGCCGCCCTTGCCGATGCCCTGCGATCTAACACCACGGAACTGGATGTCGGTGAAATCCTTCGTCGTAGCCTCAAGGTTGACCCTGCCAGTCTACCTGTCGCCGGGGACAACCGCCTCGTCCTGCGTCGGGTCGTTGGTCAGAAGCCCATCGTTACCCAGACCCTGACAGCCAAGCAACAGGCTGGCCCTGCCGTGGATGCAGCTCAAGGCAACATCCGTGTCGCCCGTGCGCTTGGTTCTGCGGAAGCCCGGGAAGCCACTCCTTCCCTTAACAAGTACCTGGAGCAGACCCAGACTGGACGCATGGAGGTCATCCGTGCCGTCAATGAGGTCTGGAAGACTGAGATGGGCAATCAACTCCATGCCGTCTATACCGGCCTTGATGCCAAGGGTAACCCCAAGTACCTCTACCATCTGTACGGCATCAACGGACAGGAACTGTACCGCACGGCTGACGTAGTCGCCCTGTATCGGAATATGCTGGTCAACGAACAGCGTATGCGTGGTCAGACCACCGCCAACGCCCCCAAGACCAAGAAGGATGCCGAGGCTCTGCAAGGCGAGGTGATGCGTCAGATGCTTCCTGAAACCTATCTCCAGAGCCAGAAGACGGTAATCCAGCGCAAGGCCGAGGAGGAGACAGCCCGTCGCTACCGATGAAGTACCTAGCCCTAGTCCTTCTGGCTGGCTGTGCGACTACCGAACCCCCGGCAGTCCCTAGCCCAGACCCGAATGACATCACGACCCTTGGCAACAGGCTGGATAAGTCAGACCAGCGTGTGGCTGCATCCATCACGGTCGCCAGGGAGAACGCTGACAAGCCTGATGTCGTCCGTGCCGAGACAGGCGTTGCCTTGGCTTACCTACCCAAGCCAGACCAGACCCATATCGACTACGTCCGTAATCGGGTGGCTCGCAACAACACGGAGGAATACAAGCGAGCAGAGGAGGCTGGTCGCAAGTTGCTGGCTGTAATCGACGCTGACTTCAAGAAAGCGGAGGAGTCCGCAAAGGCCAGTAAGGCCGCCATCGAGTCCCTCAACAAGCAGATCGTCACGCTCAAGGCCGATAATGACAAACTCAAGGAGGAGATTGCCCAGACCAAGAAGGACGTGGTCACCTATGTTTGCGCCGGACTTGGAAGCATCCTAGCCCTCGTAGCCGTGGCTATGTTCTGGATGCGTCAGTTCATCGGTGGCATCTCCTCTGCCGCAGGGTCAGCTGCACTCCTGGCTTTCCCGTCCTTGGTCGAGACACCTTGGTTCCTGCCGTCCATCGCCGTAGCCGGTGGACTTGCGGTCATCGGTGCAATCGCCTACGTCCTTCTCAAACCCAAGCCCGTTGATGAGTCCTCCACCCCCAGCCCCTAGTCCCGGTGGCCCTGATGATTACCAGGCCATCGTCAAGGACTCGCTCATCTCCAGCGTCCTTGGCGGTGGGGCGATGGTCAGCCGTATGCTCTTGAGTACCGAACCCGTGTCATTTGGCTGGATCGTCCGGCGCACCTTGGCAGCCGCCATCGTAGCCGTGTTCGCAGGGTTCGCCTTGCAGGAGCATATCTCCTCCTTGGTCATGCGGTTCGCCTGTATCGGCCTAGCCGGAGCTGCTGCACCCGAAGTGATGGATGGGGCTATCAAGTGGGTCAAAGCCAAGTTGAACTCTGAAGTCGAGAAGGTGACAAAGACAACGAAGGGAGCGACCAATGGAAAAGCCAAGCGTAAGCGCAAGTGACCGCAATCTGGTCTGGTCTGTCGGCATCATCCTTTTCCTGTCCTGCATCTGTGCGACCTATACGGCGTACATCATCCAGTCCACGCTCGATGCCCTAGGGTCATCCAAGACGATGGCGTTGATTATCGTGGACGGGGGTAAGTCGTTCGCCTCCGATGACAAGGCTTTGGAGGCCGACCTGAACAACGCCACCTTCGCCCTGCGTCTGTCCGTGGAGATCGCCTATGCTATGGCGGTCGCTTCCGTGCTAATGGCTATCGGTCTGATTATCCGGCTAGTGAAGAAGGCGTGAACTAAGGTCTGCTCCTGTCGCTTGACGGAAAGGCGTATGACGGCAGTATTACGTCAACCTTGGTATGTAGGTTGGGCGTTGTTGCTGCGTGTTCATAAGGGCATACCAAGGCCAGACCTCCTGCTCACCAACCGGCAGGAAGGTCGCCTTTACACCTTCAGAACCTTGACCAGGTAGCCACTCAACTTGAAGAAGGACATCTTGTAGATGCGTCCGTCCTTCACCCGCTTGCGGACGATGCGGTCTATCTCCTTGCGCTTGACGAGTTCAGGCACGATCCGGGCGAACTGGTTCTCCGATATCATCAGACGCTTCTTCAGGTCTTCCTTGCCGATATAGCCTTCCGGCAGCTCCTGCTCCTTGTTGTTGCGATACAGGAAGGTGCGGAGGATATCAGCGGGTTTCTCTTTTCTTTTCATCTTTGTGGTTGTTGATGAAGTCACGGCAGACACCTGGCTTGCCGTAGGAAGGAGTGAGCCACGCTTGCCATAGATCGTCCGACTTGATGGTGAAGCGTAGGCATCGTTCCTTGTTAAGGCAGGGTTCGCCCTCGATGATGCCAGGGCATTTGGCGATGTCGTTGTTCATTGGTTGAGTTTGCTCCAATGACGCTTCTTGGCGGTCTTGCCAAAGTTAGGAGGGCCGATGGATACATCACGCCAGCCGTAGTAAGCCTTGATGAGTTGGTCATCCTTGACCCCGGTGAGCAGGAGGCGCAGGACTTGACGACCAAGGGCGTTACCAGCCTTCTTCATCTTGGCGAGCTGCTCGTCGTAGGACTGATGGCTAGGGTCGGGACTCATTTCTTTCCGTAGTTGATGGAAGTGAAGAAGTCATCCCGCATCTTACGGGCTTGCTCCAGGTCGGCGCAGAGAGGCTTGGTCTTGCGAACCCCGCCTTCAGAGTACTTGACGTACCATACCCCGTTGGTCTTGGGGCGGGACAGGTTGCGGTTAGGGTTGTCCGTGCCGTGCCGTGGCATGAGGTCGTAGGCCGGTTCAGAGAAGCCAGCCTTCAGCACCTCACGAAGCCGACCAATATCCATCCCTAGGGACTTGGCTCGTTCTTCCAGATCGTCGCTCATCGCTTTTTCTTGGGCTTGGTTTCCTTGATATAGATATCCCCGTTAGGGAAGTACCAGCCTTTTCCGAAGCGGTGCGCTTGCTTGCCGATGTACTCGTCTCCATTGACTATGAAGTACATGAACCCGTTCTGCCAACGCAGGGAGCCTGTGAAGCGGAAGGAGTAGTCGGCATCCTCCTGGCGACCAGCCCAGCCACAGAGCCATGCAGCTCCACCAGCGTGGCTTTCGATGTTCAGCTGCTCAAGGCGATGGAGGTGACCCATGCAGAATCCACCGCCCGGGCTACCGAACACACGGGCATCCTTCAGCAGGGCGTTCATGCCGTGGGAGAATCCGTGGATGAAGGTGATGGGGCCGATCTTGATGAAGCCGGTCTTCACGTTATAGAAGCGGATGACCTTGCATCCGACCTCACGCAGCGTCCGCATAATCCTGTCCTTGATTTCAATCATGTCCTCCTTGTCCTTGATGGAGTCGGTGTTGCGGATGATTTGCATGATTCTGTCGCAATGGTTTCCCCACAGGTAATGGGTGGGTCTGTAGCGCCTAATCCAAGCCAGCCCCGCTTCCAGGTCTTCCTCGAAACCCTCCCGGGCTTCCTTGGATGCCTTGTCCACCCCACGCCTAGCCCAGCGGAAATCCCAGTTGTCGCCTAGATGTACCCGGTATTTTGGTTTCACCCGATCCACGAACTCCATGATGGCATCGAGAGTGTCCTCGCAAGCCAGGTCACCGTGGTTATCGCCCATAGCGACGATGTCGTATTTATCACTCATTGGTTCGGATAGTAAAGGTGTCGTTACGAACCAGACGGAACTGGTCGGTGGTCATATGTCGAATGATGCCGTCCTTATCTAAGACTACGGCGAAGATGTCGTTGGAGAAAGTCCCGCCGTCACGGACATACATAAGCATCCCATACCCTAGGTCGGTCTCTACCGGGATGGGATTGCGGAATTCGTGTATCATTGGCGCACCTCCAGCAGCTTAATGATGTCGTCTAGCCTTTCGAGGATAGAATACATCAAGCCGATAATCACCGATACCAGGAAGATGATAACCCCACGATCCCAGTTGGCTTTGCTGGCCTGTTCGTCATTCATGGCGTTGCTTTGGGATAGATGAGGCAGAAGGCCAGATAGATGAATGGGATTGGATAGACGTACTTCCAGGTGTACGCAACGATGTCCCAATCCCTGCGCCGTTCTCCATCCCACAGGACGATTACGATGGAACCATAGACCAGCAGTTCAACGAAGAACACGAACGCAGCTGTATCGAATCCGCTCACGACCGAACCTCCTTGTTCTCGCATCGAGCGTAGGTGGCGTACTTGCCGACCATCTTCTGGCATCCACAGGGAAGCCCCTTCTCGCATCGGGTCGGTCGGTTAGCGAACCAATGTCTAATCTCGTTGGTGATCCAGAAGGACAGGACAAAACAGACAATGAAGATAAGTACGCTCACGACTGCTTTCCCTTCTTGGCTTTGCCGAAAGCACCCTTGGTATTCTTCTTACGCTTGCGAGCAAGTTTGGCTTCTGGTTCGTAAACCAACTTTTGAAAGATGGCTTGGATGGTTCCGTGTTCTGGTTTCTTGCTCACGACTGCTTGCCCTCCTTGGCGGCGTTCCATTCCTTCGTCACGAAATCAAATCGCAACAAATCGCACATCCAATCCCCGGCCTTGCGGAGCCGCTCGACCTGTTCGCAAAGGTAAGCCGACCTTGCCATTTCCTTTTCGTGCATTTGATTAAGGCAATCGTTGCCTTCCTTCAGACGCTCGACCTCGGCCTTGAGTCGGGCGTTTTCCTGCGTAGCCTCGGCATACCTGTCACGCAGTCGGTCAACATCCTTCTTGAGGCTGGCGTTCTCCGCTTCCGCTTGGCTCATCTTCACATCGAACGCATCAAGGCACTCCGCTTGGCAATTGGACTTATCCTTCAGCTGCTCGTAGTCCTCCATCACCCGGAGCCATCTGGCGTGGTCGGTCTGGGCTTCGATTTCCCAGTACTTGACCGTGTGCTTCAGCATCTCAATCTCATCCAGCGCACGGCGATAGTCACGGAACTCCACATAGTCACCTTCCTCATCCGCTTGCATCACATCCCCGCCAAGCGTCTGCTGGGCTTGGACACCGGCAACCTTGAAGCGGTTCGGCTTGTACAGGTTTCTCACGACATACCTCCAGTCGCACGGGTCGGAGTCGGTAGATCGTACCGCTGGCAGTAGGAGTACAAGCCACGCCTACAAGTCCCAGCCATCCGGCAAGCCTTGCTAACCCCATGCTTCAGCGCCAACTCATAGGCGATGCGTGTACGCAACCCATGCCGTGCGTTGTGGTAATTGCCCTCTTTGATTAGCTGCCGTGCCTGTTCAACAAGCCCATCGGCAACCCAGGTGATAGGCAGTCCATTGTCCTTGGCATAGGCGACAATCTCCTTGATGCCTACCCCATAGGACTGGGCAGCAGCCCGGAGCGTGGACTTGCTCTTGGCAATCATCTCATAGGCACGATGCACCTTGCTGGTCGGCTTGAGCGTCACGTCCTGCTCGACCTTGGGTTGCATCGCAGCCATCAGTTGCCGGACACGATCCGGCGACAGTATCTTGCTCATCGGTTGATACGCTTGGCGTAGTTGAGGATGTCCATGATTTCCTCGTCGGTCAGATAGAACAGGCCACGCACATCCGACTGGACGGTGAACTCGGCCCTGTTGCCAGAGCCGGTCACCTCATCGTTCTTCTCCAGGTCTTGCTCCTCAGAAGGGGACATCGTCGGAGGGGGCTTCGTCCGTCACGACCTCGTCCTTGCTGGCGGTCGGCAGACCGGGCATGGGCTGGTACGCTTCAGCGGACTGGTCGAGAGCGTCACGGAACGCCTTGTCCTTGGCGCTAATCTTGCCGTTGTAGGGCTTCGGCTGGTAGTTCTCACGCCACCACTTGAGGGAGTTCGGAGGCAGCTGACCAAGGGTCTGGCCCTTCTGCTTGCCGAACGGGATGACCACGGTGCGCCAGGTTCCGTCCGACTGGACAGGAGCAGGGGCGGCTTGCGGAGATTGGGCAGGGCTATTCTCCGCAACTTTGCGGACATTAGGCAGGGAGTCGATGAACTCATCCACGGCCTGTCCGACCGACTGGGGCGAGGCGTTACCGCCACCGGCCCAAGCAGGGAGCTGCGGAGGGTTCCAGCGGAAGTAGGTCTTGTCCTTGGTCGAGCCTTGGTACTTGCCCTTGGGGTCGATGACCGCCCACGCTTCCGGCAGATCGTACAGGTAACGACCGATGCCCAGGTTCACGACAGCCCGTTTCATAGCACCAGAAGCAGCCGACTTGAACGGGTCGATGTCACTATTGGCTTCCACGGCGCAGGAACCGCAGACGGTACGATAGGGGAACAGTTCGTTGTTACGACCCTCGATGGTGATGGTCACGGTGCAGACGGCTTGGTTGCCAATCTGGTTGAACTCCTCGTTGTGCGACCACGCCATGCCGTACACCTCGTCGAGGCGTTCCATAGCCGCCCGGTTGTCGATGTAGGCGAGGCACTTCGCCCAGATGCTGCCGTCCTGCTTCGTCCCGCAGGACTGAAGTCGCCATTCGATGCGGTCGGCAGAGAACGGGGCACGGAGTTTGTTGATGATTTCTTCGCTCATATGTTTGGTGTGGGTTGAGATTAGTCGAGGTCGATGGTGAGGTTGAAGTGTTCGTAGATGCTGGACTGCTTCTGGTAGGACTGCCAGGTGTCGAACGAGGCTTCCTGCGAGCGCCACGCCGCATTGAAGGCATCGAGGACATCCGGGTCGAGGTCACGACCGTGGTGCTGGTGGAAAGTCCGCAGGGCGTGGAATACCTTGTTCAACTTGTCGGACAGGTACACGATCTGCATATCCTTGTCGTGCAGCTGGACTTCGGCCTGTTCCACGGATGCGTTGGCAATCCGCAGGATGGACTTGAGGTCTGGGATGGGCTGGCTCACAGGGAGGGCTGGTTGGCCTTCTTGGCGACATCCTTGAAGAGGTCGGCCTTATAGGCGGTGAGGCGACCACGAACCATGAGGTTGTAGTACTTGATGCCGGTGTTCTTGACGGACGGCTTGAGGCGACGGGCGACCGTGCCATCCGACAGGACGACGTAGTTCGTGCCGACGATATCGCTCGCCGTCTTGTTGACCCGAACCTGGCGCACCTTCTTGGGGAGGGCCACCTTGTGGACGGAGTTGTGGAGCCGATCCATGCGGATGAGGAGGCTCTCGATGCGGGACTCAAGGACGCTGAGTCGGGCGTTGGTTGCGTTGTTGCTCATGTGTGTTGGGGGGAAAGGTTACTTGGACAGGATGGTCTGCGCCCGGATAAGGATGGCACGACGCAAGCCCCAGGTCTGCCTGATGTCGAAGCCATGCTGGACTGCACCTTGGTATCCCATGTTGTAGGCCATATACAACTTGAACGGCGTGGGCTTGACCTTGTTCTTAAGCATACGCTCTTCGTGCATACGAAGGATGAGGCCAGCTGCACGATGCGACATCTCATAGTCGTGCGCCCAATCCTTCCAATCTTCCGGCAGAGTGTAGTCGTGAGGGCCAGCGACGATCTTGCTGTAAGCGACAGCGTCAGACCAGGCACGGCGGGAAATCTGGAAAGCCCCAAGGCTATCGCCGTCATCTCCGATGGCCTTCGTGTCCAGGTTGGACTCGATGATGCCGACCTTGTGGATGAGGTCTTCGTTGACGATGGACTTGGCTTCGCAACTGGCGAAAGCCAACAGGAGTGAGATGATGCGTTTCATAGGAAAGGATGAACAGGCTGGGAACAGCGGGAGCCAGCGTCAATATCTTTTTTTCACTTCGGCGATAAAAAGTTTAAGGGCTTCTTCCCGGGCTGCCTTGAGGTGCTTGCAGATACGCTCGCCCTCTGGTTTATTATAAAGTCTCCGCATCCAATGTTCACAGGTGCAGTTGTTCTCAAGGATGCAACAGGTGTAATGCTTGCCGGGTTCGGACTGGCTGGACACCCGCCACATGACATAGGGGTGGCGAGAGCCGAGCTGCTCAAGCACGAACGGGGTGGTAGTACTCACGGATGCGTCGGAGGAGGGCTTCGCCGGTCTCCTTGTTGTTGAAGCGTTCAAGCAGGGTCGTTCCATTGTAGTTGGTCGTGATGATGGTCGGGCGCAGATTGCTGGTGCGTTCGTCGATGATGGCGAACAGGTCAGACTCCAGGCGTTGGGTCAGTCGCTCCTTCCCCAGATCGTCAAAGGCAAGCAGGGGAACCGAGCAGAAGAAGTCCAGTACCTGTCCGTGTTTGTGGTCGTCGAAGCCTTTCTCGATGGCGGCTTCCAGTTTCCGCATCGGCAACCATACTGCCCGTTCTGGGAAGTTTTGCAACCAGAGGCGGTTGAAGATGAGCCAAGCCGTCCTCGTCTTACCCGTCCCGGTGGTTCCGTGGAGCAGGATGCTGGCCTTGTCCGAGGGAGACCATAGGCTGGCCTGTTGCAAGCCCTCAGAGAGGCGGGAAACATCGGTGTCGATGAACGCCTTCGGGTACTCCGGGTGACGATCTAGCCAGACCAAGCCGTGCTTCTGCATCACATCCCGATAGACCCAAGGGTGTTCCCAGTACTGCACCTTGTCGGCATCAGCGCACGACCGGCAGACCTGGTACTTGGTAACAAGCAGGGACTTGTTCTCATCCCACATCGGGGAGATGACACCGCCACACCCTTGGCATCGACGCTTGCTCATCGCTTGATGTTCCTCTCGTAGGTCTGCCAGCCTTCGCCCGTGTAAGCACGGATGATGCAGTTGATGGTGCTGTCATCCCACTTGATGAACAGTTCGTGAGCCTTGGCTTCGTGGCGCACCCAGCCTTCACCGGGCATCACGAAGTCCTCGATGGCGTTGACCATCTTGTTGTCGGCCCAAGCATCGAAGCCGAGCCGGTTGATTTCTTCTTCAAAAGCCATTTGCGTGGTCGTCCCGAGTTAGGATTTTCTTAAAAGGTTTACTGTCAATCTTATCTGGGAACAGCCCCTGCCAGTCGTTGGAGATGGATCGGTTGATGCACTCGACCGCCTGGGGTTCGGTCAACTTACCCAGCATCTCCAACTGCTTGTTAGCTGCGAAGGTGGAGAGTTTCTTTTTCGTCCTGCGCCGATAGAGAACCCACTCGTTCCACATCTTCCGAAACATCTCGCCGTGAGGAAGGGGTAAGGGGTTAGTGTTATCCTCTTTGTTATCCTCTGTATTATATGGGTGAAGTAGATTTCGTGGGGGGGACGAAATCGGCTTCGTGGGGGGGACGAAATTGGCTTCACCCCCCTTGAGTGCCAAGAGGGCTTGCTTCTCCACCGTCCGAAGCACCCGCTTCCCATCGGTCTCGACCCTCACCACCAGCCCCTTATCGACGAGCTGCTTGATGAGGTTCTGGACTTGCCGGGGAGTGAGCGCCAGGTTCGTGGCAATCCAGCCGTTGGACGCATAGCAACCCTCGTCGCCGTCCAAGGCATCAATCAAGCCGTAGAGTACTTTGGCAGACAGGGGGATGTCTACCATTTCCAATACGGCCTTGGGAACCCAAGTGCCGTGTGTCATCGGATTACAGGGTCTCTCCGAGGGTCAGCGTCAGAGGCTTGCCGAAGTTGAAGCCCGGGAAAATTTCGGACTCATAGCACTCGTTGTAGATACGGTAGTACTCATCCAGCCGGTGTTCAGCGTGAGCGAGCCAGCCTTCATCCAGCGTCACCTTGCAGGAGTCGTGGGCGGGAGTCTCCGTCTCGACGAAGTACAGGGCCATCTCCTCCGGGCTGGCGTTCAGCACGATCTGGAGGCAGCGACGATAGTGCGCCAACTGGATATCGTAGCCACGGTCACGAATGCCCCAGAACAGAGCCTTCTTCGTGAGGGGACTGCCGAAGGTCTTGATGTCCCCGAGCCACATCTTGTCCTTCTTCTGAACGAGGATGTCGATGCGAGCCTTCATCGGGAAGCCGTACTTGGGGTGCTTGCAGAACAGCGTAACCTCGTTCTTCACGTCGCCCTTGGCGAGCAGCTCTTGGTAGAACGGATACCGGCCCAAGGACTCAGCCGTGGCTTTACCCTGCTCCATCGCAGAAGGCGACAGCAGGATGCCGTTCGGGTTGTCCTTGCGCCATTGCGCACGGGCGTTCTTGCTGCCCTCGCCGGTGGTCGGAAGGCAAGCGTAGTTGCCGAGCGTACCCTTGTCGATGAGGAGCGAGTGGACGTAGTTGCCGAGGTCGGTGGCAGCGGACGACTCAAACTCATCCGTCTTGGCGTACAGCGGACTGACGGCGAACTTCTTGAGGAACGAGGCGTTGACCCCGGGGTGGCTCTTGTACTCCGTGAACGGGAGGTCGAAGACGATCTGGTTTTTGTTGTTGCTCATGGTGGTGAGAGGGAAGGGGTGTTACTTGTCGTAAGGAGTAATGTCAACTATAACCATCGGGCGTTCGCCGTGACCCTTGCGGAGGATGAGTTCGACGATGAGGCCGTCGTCCTTAATCCAGCCCGAATCCACTAGGCAATCCAGCACGGACTTGGAAAGGTTATCCAGGTCGGGACGGGTGGACTTGATGACCACGTCCTCGCCGGTCTTGTCGGCTAACTTCTTGCTCTCCTTGGTGTGCGGATAGATGAAGACTATGCCCACCTGGAGAGGGATGTCAAAGGGCAGGGAGCCGGGGCTGTGCTGTTCCTTGCCGATCTGCATCAGCCGGATCGCTTCGGCACACCACTTCTTGGCAGAGGACTTCTCCATCTTGCCCACGAACATCTTGCCCGTGGCCTTGTTCTTGAGGATACGCAGGGCCGCTTGGTGAGTGGGCGGTGGCTCGACCGGGATGTAAAACATCGTCATACTATCTGGTTACCACCCTTGATTTGCTGGGTCAACTGTGTATATTGACTAAATGGATACCGACCCCAAGTTTGAACGCCTCGACGGAACCGACCCCCAGGCTGGGAAGAAACTGCCCAAGCACACAGTCAAGCGTATCGAGCAACTCCTCAAGCAAGGCACACCCTCTGCCGACACAGCCAAGATGGTCGCCGTTGAACCCAAGGTCGTCTCTGAAATCCGTAATAACTTACAGGATACAGGGCAGTTGGATGTGCTGGCGTTCAAGCGCAAAACCGCCAACAGGCTGGCATCCTTCATCGACAAGTCCACGCAACGCCTGGAGGCAGAAGTGGACGGCATCCCCCTTGGGCAGCTGATGCTTTCGACCGCCATCGCCATCGACAAGTTGGACAAGTTGGTCGATCCCACGCCCAGCGTGAACATCAAAGCCGAACTCCGTATCTCCGCTGACGACATCAATAAGTTGTTGGATACCAAGGGTATGGTGATTGATGCCGAGTCTCTGCCTCCTGCCTCCGACGAAGGAAAATCACAAAAGGGTTAAATAGTCGTTGACTTGCGGAAGGTAGGCTGTCACGAATGGCAGTCCTTCCTATGAGCAACGCTATCGAATATACCACCACCAAGGTGTTCGCCCTTGTCATCCGGCGCACCGGGAAACTCATCCAGTCCACGATGACATCCGTGCTGTTCTACTCCAGCCGGGAGGCCGCTGAGAAGTACGCTACCGACTCCGTCAAGAAGCAGGCCGAGGATGGTGCGTACAGCAACCTCACCGGCGAGTACTCCATCATCGAGTGCAGCCTGTCTGCCGCCTTCTCCGAGAACGCCTTCATCGTTCCCGACGACTTCACCGTCGATCCCTTCATCTCCACCAAGTAACCATACCATGACCCAAGAAAACACCAAGACCGCCAAGCCCGCCACCATCGCCGAGATGGTCGAGTACTTCACCATCATGCCCCGTGCCAAGGCTCGTCTTGAGTCGGCCCTCACCGACGATGTCGTCAAGCAGCTCTCTTGGACGACCCTGCGCTCGCTGGCGTTCGCTTGTCGTGACCCCAAGGTCAGCGCCAAAGACATGACCCTTTCCCAGAAGGTGATGATGTACCGCAAGTACGATAAACTCTGGGAGTCCATCAGCGAGGCGACCAAGTTGTACGGCCCGGATATCAATAACGTCAAGTGCCAGCCGGAGATCGGCGAGGATGTCGCCACGTTCCGCACCCGCTACCTACAAGCCATCCTTGGATTGAACAAATGATGCGCTTCCTTTCGGTATGCTCCGGCATCGAGGCGGCTTCGGTCGCATGGGAGAAACTTGGCTGGAAAGCGGTCGGGTTCTCCGAGATTGAGCCGTTTCCGTGCGAGCTGCTGAAGCAAAGATTTCCCAACGTACCTAACTATGGCGACCTCACGAACTACGAACAATGGCCCCTTGCAGCTGGAGATGTGGACATCCTCATTGGCGGCCCACCCTGTCAGGCTTTCAGCGTTGCCGGTCTCAGAGAAGGAATGGCTGACCCACGTGGTAACCTATCCCTCGTCTATTTCGGACTTGTTCAGCGACTTAGACCGAAGTGGATTGTGTACGAAAACGTCCCAGGACTATTGTCCTCGCGCTCTGGATCAGACTTTTCGTCCCTCCTCACAGCGTTGGCTGAATGCGGGTATGGGTTCGCCTACAGAGTGCTGGACGCTTCCCACTTCGGCTTGGCCCAGCGCCGGAAAAGAATCTTCCTCGTTGGCTGCCGTACTGGAGACTGGCGACATCCCACAGCGGTACTTTTTGACGGCCCAAGCAGCTTCGGGCATCCTCCGAAGGGCGAGGAAAAGGGGAAAGCAACTGCCTCCCCTGCTGGAGCAAGCGTTGGTGGCGCAAGCCGCATCAACTGCCGACCAGACGGAATCAGCGGAACAGTAACGAACAAGTGGCACAAAGGCTCCGGCGGGCCAGCCGGAGACGAACACTACAACCTGGTTGTAGGTTCTTCGGAGGCGTTCCCTGTCAGCGATGACAGGGCGGCGTTCAACCAAGGTGAGAACGCCTTGTACGACCCGTTCATCGGTCACACGAACACCTGTCCTACATTAGTGGCTAAGGGGCCACACGCCGTGCAACCTCCTATCGCCTTCAAGGTACGATGCGGTGGCGAGTACACCGGGGAGAAGGGTGGAGAGGTGCGTCCCAACGAGCGTGGCGGTACTGGTATGCTACACTACGAGGATAAGACCTTCACGGTCGCTGCTACCCAAGACCAGTTCGTGGCTACGCCTAGCCAACAACTCCTGTACGAGAACCATCCGCAGGACAGCCGTGTCACCGGCCCTCACGATATCGCCCCCACCGTTGCCGCCAAGTTCGGCACAGGCGGCGGCAACGTACCCCTTGTCCAAGGGGCAGACCCGGTCACATGGCAACCAGGCAATCTGCGTCTCGACGCAGGAGCCGATCCCAGCACGGTGGCGACCACCACCCTCAAGGCTTCGATGGGCGACCAGATGCCTCACATCGCCACTCCTATGGCGGTACGTCGCCTTCTGCCTTCCGAGTGTGAAGCATTGCAGGGCTTCCCCAAGGACTGGACGAAGATTTCGTGGCGAGGCAAGTCCCCCGATGAATGCCCGGACGGCCCGAGGTACAAAGCCATCGGCAATAGCATGGCGGTCAATTGTATGCACTGGATCGGGCGACGCATCCAACTCGTGGAGGACATCATCAGCGAAACCAAATGAGGTACGGAGGAAAGAACTGGGCTATCCAGAACGACGATACTGTCACGGAGTATGACAGCATGGGGCTTCCGTATATTCAGAAGGTCACCGTGCATATCATACGAATTGTGTCCGAAGCCGAGCGCAAGAAGTGCTATGAGGATGCAGCTCGTCGTTCAAGTATGCCTCGCATCAAATATTCCGAATACATCAAACTCCATAAATCCAAATGAGCGAAGACAACAACAAGTGGGCATGGGGAGACGAGGGCAAGCCCAACGAACCAACCAGGCACTCCGTGGATCGTCACCTGTGCTGCGGGTACGATGGCTACATGAAGCCGTTTGAGTCCGGTGACTGGGTGAGGTACGATGACTACGGGCTGCTCAAGCAAGAGGTCGAACGCCTCCAGAACAACTGCGATTACCTCGACCAGAAACTTGATGAGGAAATCGACAAGTGCGCTCGACTCGCTGGACACATCAGCAAGCTGCTGGCGCATCAGGAGTGGCAACCGATCAGCACGTACAAGGGAGGCAACTGGGCGTACCTGTTCGTGCCTCTCGACAACATCCCCGGCAACTATACCATCGTCGAGGCTTGCTACATGGTAGGTCTCCAGAAGTGGTGGGTGCGTTCGTGGAAAGGCACAGACCGTGATGCGAAAATCAATCCGACCCACTGGATGCCTCTCTTCCTACCGCCTGAGGTAGGTCAATAGGTAGGTAGGTAGGTAGGTAGGCTCAAGGTAGGGTCAGGGTAGGTAGGTATGCCGGGGTAGGTAGGCTTTAACATCATACGCACGTACGCACACGCACGCACACGTGTGCCCGTGCGCACGTCGCCCATGCGTAGGCACGTATGCACCTGGACATGAGCTGCCCGTCGCCACGCCCCACCGGCAAGGCACATCCGACCTGGCAGCTGAAATCCTCCCTTTTCCCCGATCTCCCACCCGGCGGAAAGTTTAATTGCCTATTGACTAGCCAAAGGGGAGGGGTTTGAACATTGCCCTTCCCTAATTCCATGAATACCGACGCAAAAGATATTGAGATGCTTCTGCAAAGCGCATCCCAAAACCTCATCATCGACCCCTCCGCTTCCGCATTTATTGAGGAAACGTCTACCCTTGCCCGGGCTTATTTGCCCGCCTCTACCCTTTACGTTTTGGCTTTCGATTCTTTCGATGATGCCCGCAAGGTTGCCAAGGAAGCCCGACGGATTAGTGACCAAAGGCGCAAGCTGCTGACCCACGTTTGCACCGGGCAAGGCGAATTCCGGGGGCTTTACGTCGTTACCCTGATTTAATCCAACCCCCAACCCTACCCGATCCAATGCCCAACGCATTTAAGGCAATCCCCCTTCACCCGGCAGCTTCCCTTCCTTTCGTCAAGCCCGCTTCCCTTCTGAGCGTTTCCAGCGACGCCAAAACCGTAAAAGGGGAAAAGAAGGGATACCTTACCGGTATTCTTTACCTAGCCCCGGGGACGATTGCGGGCACGGGCAATTTGTGCGTTAAC